CGCCACCGCCGGCGACCAATCCAGCACGCGATAGGCGCTGTCGGTCACGAAGTCCACCGTGGTCGTGCCGTCACTCAGTTTCAGTACACTCGCCATTAGCTCGTCCTCAGTCGCATATCGGCCTGCGCCCCGTACTGCCGCATGACATCCTCCACCATGGCCCGCAGGTCCCGGTCAACCCCCCGCGCCGCGCCACGGGCGTCGATGTTGACCACTGTCATCCTCCCGCCACCCGCGGCCGCCCCTTGCGTGGCCCCGCCCCTAATTTGACCGTCAATGCCCAGGGTTCCGTTGCGCACCCCGGCCGCATCCAACATCGTGTCTACCGCCCCCCTCACCGCGCCCACCTGGGACAAGATGCCGTTAATCAGTCCCTGCCCGGTCATCTTGCCGAACTCAGTCGTCACCTTCGACGGCGAGGCAATCCCCAGCAGCGCCTTGATTCGCGCAATTGCCGCCTCAACAATGCTCCTTATTGCCCCGCTCAGCGCGTCGCCCATAGCCCGCAGGCCGTTGATGATGCCCTGGACAACCGCCCGGCCGAGCGAAGCCCAGTCCGTTCCCGTAAACCAGCCCTTAACGCTGTTCCACAAACTGCTAAGCCACGGCTGTATCATGCCCCACAGCTTCGACAGGAAGGCGACGGCGGTGTCCCAGGCGTTTTGCCAGATGTCCAGGATCGCCTGCCCAAACGCTTCCCAGTCGCCCTGAAACAAGGCAATGAACGCTGCGACAATCAATTTGATGTGATTGACCGCGCCGTCAATCAAGGTCTTAATCAGGTCCCAAATCCTCGTCACCGTCGCCACAATCGCCGCGCCATGCGCCTCCCAGAAGCCCATGATAGCGGCCAGGAATGCCTGAATAAGGCCCCGAATAAACGCAACGACGGCCGCCGTCTTCTCCTGAATCCCACCCCAGTTGTTGGCCCATGCTGCGGCTAACAGCCCAATGGCAACGGAAATTAAACCGATAGGCGAGAGTAACAGACTCATTGCCGCCGCCACCGCACCGATAATCAGCAGCGCGCCAAAAGCAACGGCCAAAATCTTTAGAACTGTGATGATCTGAGGGCCATGCTCTTGCACAAACGGCATGACCTGTCCGGTCACGAACGCACTCACGCGCTCGATGAGCGTGGTAATGCCGTCGCGCAACGTCGCAATCCCCGCCTGCACTTCCGGGCTTTGTAGCCAACCGGCCAACGCCGCCAGCCCCTCCTTGGCTAAATCAAAAAACGGCTTCAGCCCCTCGGCCGCGGCCAGGCTAAGCTGGTCCTTAATCGTGCTGGTCAGCCCCGTCCACGTGCCGGCCTGATCCACCATCGCGCCAGTAAATGTCCCCAGCTGCCCTTGAAACGTGCCAAAGATTTCCGTGCCCGACGCGCCGGCCTTTTGCATTTCCTCAAGCTGCGTGCGCGCCTCTGGTGCCAAAACACCCATCTCCTGCAAGCGCATAGCCGCCTCGCCAAACGGCTGCCCACCCTGCAGGTTGCTGTACAACCGGCCGACCCAAAACGCCGCCTCATCGAATGGCACCCCCAGCGCGGCCGAGGCGTCGCCGACCAGCGTCAGGTTGTCCATCGTATTCAGCGCGTCGCCGCCGAACACCTGCAGATGCTTGGAGGCTGTCAGGATCGGACCCGTCTCAAATGGCGTCCTGGCCGCGAAGTCAAACAGCGACGCCACGTGTTCGGCCGCTTTGTCTGAGTCGCCCATAAGCGTGCCGAACTGCAGCGTCGCCGTCTCCAGCGTGCCGTTCATGTTGATCGCTTCGCGCATTGCTCCGCCAAAGCCCAGCACCGCCGCCGCGCCAACGCCCAGGAACGCGGCGGTCCCTACGGTGCGGATGGCGCCAAACGCCTTGCCCAGCCCGCCGCGGGCACGCTGGCCGAACGTCTGCGCGTCGCGGGCGGCGTCGTCCAAACCCTGGGTGTAATCCTTGGCGTCAAGCGCCAGCGTGACCAGCAGCTTCTGTAGTTCCATTACTGTTTCGGCTTGCCACCCATCGACAGGAATCGCGCGTACATCGCCGCCTCTAAGTCCTTCATGCTGCGCCCCCGCTTGACCTGGTTGTCAAAGCGCAGCAGGAACTTGTGAACCGGGATGGCCGGCGCGCCCTTCTTGCGGTTCATGTTGGCCTGCATTGCCATCGCCATGGCGTTGCGCCAATCGGCGCGGTCGTCGCCAAACGGTTCCAGAGTCATGTATGCTGCCCATGTCAGAAACTCATCCACGCTCATCGTCTCGTTTAGCTCCTCAACCGTTCGGCCGCCTATCCCGTGCGCCACCAGCTTGTAGGCCAGCATCAGCGCCGGGTTGCCGACTAGTCGGCTTTTTTTTCCTCAAAAGCGTCTGCCTCGCCCATGCCCGACAGGTTGCGCACCGTCTTGACAATCAGCGATGTCACCGCGTTGGGCATCTCGTCCAGCTTGGCCAGCATCTTGGCGCGGTTGCCCAGCTCTCTGACCCACACGTCAGCCATGAGTACCAACTCGCTGGCCGCGATCTGGATGTAGTCAACGCCCTCGGCCGCCGCAAACGCGCGGTCCAACATGTCGCCGTCGCTGCTGTCAGTGACCAGACACGCCGCCAGGAACTTGCTACCGGCGTTGTTGGCCAATGCGCTCATGTCAAACTCCGTCCAGTCCTTGCCGGTCCGCACCTTGGCGTTCTTGTTGACCGACATGATCTCCTGCTGCTGGGCGGTGCTCAGGTCGCAGACGTAGACCACGCCCTGATACCCGACATCAGCCAGGTCGACGCGGGCCACGCGCTTCTGCTCAGCCAGCCCCAAAAAGTCGATTGCACTCAGTGCCGTCATTGTTTGCCCTCGATGCGTTCAATCTGCGGTACGTAGTCTCTCAGCCATTGCGCCAGCGTTTCGGCGCGGTCACCGCCGATGGCCTCGAGTTGTTTGGCCGCCTGTTCAACCAGCGCCACCACTTCGGCCACCGGCGTCGCGTCGCTTTCGATTGTGATCCCGGTCGCACTTTTGCTTGTCCGTGTCGTCATAGTCACCTCAGTAGTGGCCGGGGCATTGCGCCCCGGCGCACTAGTTCAGCTCGCCCCACTCCGGCGCACCGGTCGGCTGCAGCGTGATTGAGGACTTCACGAGGTCTTCCATCGGGATAGCCCCGCCCATCTCGCTGATCCACGCGCAGAAGGCCATATAGGTCTGCTCCGGGTTCTGCAAAACCAGTCGCCATTCCAGGATGCGCTTGGCGCTCTTGAAGGCGAGCAGGGTCTGCCATTGCCCCCACGTGAAGTTCATCTCGTAGGAAACGGCATCCAGCGCCGATACCGGCGACGGGATCATCTTCTTGTAGGCGCCCGACAGGCCGCCGCTGGTCGGGTTCGCCGTGGCGTCAATCGCCTCGGTCGTGTCGTTGGGGAATTCGAGGTCGTTGGTACCGGCGAGAGAAACCCATGTTTCCGTCTCCAGGATGGGGTCTTTGTACTGGAGTAGAACTCCGTACCCTACCAACTCCTCAGGAATATCGCAGCTTGCCATTGGTGTACCTCCGTACCCGTTCTGCTACAGCGGAATCGCCAGGAACTTCATCGTGGCGGCGCTACCGGCAATGACCAGATTGCGCCCGCCCGCCGTGGCTTCCCAGCCGACCGGCTCGAAGATGCGGGCGGCAAACGCGCCTGCCGCCACCGAGAAGGCGGTGATAGTCGCCGTGCGGCCGTAGGGATCGGGCGAACTGGTGATCGTCACCGTCCCGGCGCTGGCGTCCGTGTTCTGGACGATGAGCAGGGTGCGCCCCGTGGACATGATGACCTCGTTGCCGTTCGTGGCGTCAATCGCCGTGAAGGTCACCGTGGTCAGCTTTGCGGTCGCGCTCTCAGCCAAATTCGGACCGGCAACCGCCTGTTGTGCTACTGCTGTGTAAGCCATTTCTATCTCTCCTTAACCTGTCACATGCATGACGTAATCACTGCTGATTCGCCACGTCGATTCGTTTTCCATTCGCTCTACACCCGTGTTGCGTTGAAACACAATCACGGTCCACTTACCCCAGCGCCCCCGCCAGCCGCCCATCACGGCCCTTACGGTGTCGTCAAGCCGCCGTGCATCGACCAGCGTCGTGGCGTAGCTGTCGATCTGATAGCGCAGCCGTGAATAGCACGACCCGCTGTTGCTGTACGTTTCGTTGTGGCTGATCTGGGTGTAGACCACCGCAGGCAGCGTCTCGTCCTCAGGCAACAGCGCCGGATAAATCCGCGCGCCAATCTGGTCAACTACGCCGGGGTAGCCCAGCAGGAACAGCCTCATCTCAGCGTCAATCATGGCTTCACCACGTGCCGCTTAAGCTCGGACGCTATTTCGCGCCGGGCCTCGTCTTCGCTGGCGTCCAGCGCCGGGCGCAGATAGGGGTGGGCCGCCATCTTGCGCGTCCCTTTTTCTTGGAACCGTCCATAGAAAACATCTGTACCGATGTGGCCCAGCACGGTTGACTTCTCAAACCGCACAACAACCCGGATAGATTCGGCCAGTTCTTGCGTCCGCTTGGGCGCTTTGTCCTTGGCGTCCGCGGCGACAACCGCCGCCCCCGCCGCCATGGCCAGCACCATCCCCGGCCCCTCGGCGCGGCTGATGAGCTTCTCAAGCTGTTTGACCAGCTCTTTGTCGCCCTGCACTGTCACCCGCGTCATTCCTGCCTCCGGCACATTAGATGCGTTTCTCGGTTGCGTTCCTGGATGTGAAGTACAGCCTCAATGTCGTATACGTTGCTGTCGTGAACCGCCCGCATGGTGTCTGTCGTCACGCCGTCGCGGTATCGCAGCCGGATGCGCGTGTCCACCGATGCCTGCTGCGTGCGTGCGGCCAAGTACTCCTCACCCCGCAACGGCTCCACGGCGGCGTACACCGTCGCCCACGTTGCCCAGGTGATGGTTTCCTCGCCGTTCGCATCCTGGGTGGCCGTCTTTTGCTCGATGGTCACCCGTTGCCGCAGTTGCCCGGCTCTCATGCGTCTACCCAACTCCGATAGGGCATCAGCAGCTCCTGCACCCCGAAGGGGAGCGTGGTCACTGATATGCCCTGCGCGTTCTGGACATCCTCGCGGTTTTCATACAGTGTTCCGACCAGCAGCAGGATGGCCGACTTGATGGGTTGCGGTACCGCCGCCGCCGCGCCGTATCCGGCCACGTAGCGCACGCGAATTCCGTTCACCTCCTGCAGTGTCACCGTTGGCCATGTCTTGCTTGTTTTCAGGACAATGGCCCCCGGCTCGGCCACGGTGTCAACGATGTAGTTGCTGCTGGCGTATACGGCTGCGTTGCCGTCTT